TTTGATTCTTCTGCAACGACTTGGTTTTGTCCTTCGACTTCATCCATGTTTTCTCTCCTTGAAACCTTCGTTTCTAATATTATTTAAAATTAAATAGACACACTTTGTCTACTTAATGACCGATTTTATGGCTTCGCCTAACGCTTCGACAATTTTGTTTTGAATATTTCTTGAGAATTCCTCACCATCTTTAGGCAGCATCCTTCTAATGACCTTGGATTTTCCCGCCCCTTCTTCATTGTGATATTTGGCTTTTTCATCTGAAAACCAAACTCTTACATAGTTTTTGGCTTTTCTTGTTCTAATAGACTTAAGCATTTTACCTGTGAGCTCTAGGTTTCTTGGAGTTTGTTTTTTTGATTGCAACGCCCCAGATCCTGTTCCCATTTGCTTAATATAAGACTCGCTGTATTTTTGGTATCTGGATTTGCCACCTGTGTTTTGTGGGTCTGCTGATTTCTGATTAACTGGAGATATGCCCTTTTTAATAGTTGCCACAATTAATCTTGTAATAAAATTATTTACCTTTTTAAAAAACTTGGGCTTTGCAAGCTCTGCGAATTGAAGTGCTTTTAATCTTTTCTTAATCTTCGCTGGCATATTCGTCTAGTATCCTTTGAATACCTCTAGTGATTTCATCATTAAACCTTTGATCACTATTGGGAATAAATTGCCTTCTATTGCTTCTCTTTCTCATCTTGGGATTAGGGTGCCCCTTAAATGCTGTGTGATGGCCATAAGCCTTTGCCGCTTCAGTTTGATCAAATATGCCTACTGTGAGCTCACCTGTCTTTGCATTGGTCTTGTATTCAAGAGAGTCAAGCATATCTCCAAAGAGTTCCATATTGGCTGTTGTGTTGCCTGATATTTTAGACTTAATCTTTTTATAGGATTCACTTAGAGATGGGTTATATTTACCCCCCTGTATTGGTGTTTTAGCTTCTCCTACATGATCTAGAATAGAGTCTCTTATAAACTCCCCAACTTCTTCAATTGCTGCTTTTTTATTCTTCTTGATCTTGGACAGGTTCAGCTTGATTGTTTTGCTCACTTCTTCCTTGGATATTGGCATTGGCTCCACCTATGAAAGACTGCATTTTCATCTGCTTTTCTTGTTTGATTTCTTCTAGCTTTTCTCTGGCCTGATCATCATCTAGGTTTGGATCAATGACCTGCATTGCTTCAACCTCAGTAATTAGACCTAGCTCCATTCTGGTTTTGATATTAGCAAGGGTTTCCTGGTCACTGATCATGACCTTTGCTTTTGGAAATACAATCCTAAAATCTTCATCACCTAGATTAAAGTCCCCATAAACTTCACCATATCTTCTAACGATATTAGCAACTTGCTTTTCTAGCTCTGCAAAATACATTTGATTAGCATTGATGTAATCGCTCACATCTGCATTAGCTATGAGTCTTTCAAGTCCAGATGAGAATTCCCCTGCTGCTTGGCTTGCAGTGATCCCATGCTCACTAAGAACTTGCTCTGCATAATCTCTTAAGACATCTTGCATACCGGATAAGTCAGGATTTGCATTGATATAAGATGCATCAGCCTGGTTCTCTGCACTATCTACTAATGGAAGATTGATAGCAGTAGTCATCCCAGTATGGAGCTTTGCCATCTCGTAGCCCTCGGGCATCTTAAGCACCAACTGCCCATAACCCTGCAAAGAACTTGCGGTGAGTAGATCCGAGGCTAATAAATTATAGACGATAGATTGTTCTGTGATTGGATTTACAAAGGGAAGATCAATAGCAGATGATTTTGAAGCAAAGACAAAAGGCAACATTCCCAGGGGATTGATCATTGACTCATTCCCTTCTATTGGCATGTTGATGATCTCTTTTACTACACTGCCCTTGACCCCTTGTGAGACTCTAGACTTCCAAACAGCATGATAATCAGCAGTCCACATTGCATAGACTCTACCTGTTGCAGATGAATCATTTTGAGATTCAGCAATGATCTGCTCCATATAATCAGTATCACTGGTTGTTGTGGTAGTGATTTCAGCATCAGGATAATTGATAATAACAGCCTTTAATGCTCCACTTCTTTGATCTCTGACCACAAAGGATTCAAACCCCTTAAGAGAATGAAGGCAAAGCATATCATCAACCCGATTAACCCAGAGCAATCCATAGTGCTGCCTGTTGAAGTCTCTTTCAAAGTCTTTAAAGCCTTTATTGAAGTAGCCCATCTCATAAACGTCATTGAGGGTTTCAGTTGCTTCCCCCATGGTTCTAATGGGTTTTTCCTTGTATGCCTTGCTAAGTTTTGTGTTAACTTTTTTGGACAATGACACATCACTTATTCTCATGGTCGTATAAGACTCTGGAAAGAGCTCTTGCAGTCTTTCCACAATGTATTCACGCTGGGCACCTGTCTCAACTTTGTAAGCTTTGTATTCTGCTATTCTTCTGTCTTGGGTTTGATTTGCTTCAATGTCCTCGATGAGAGTCTGGGCTATTGCTGGGGTTCTAATGTCCATGATCTACCTTAGAGTAATGATTTTCTTCTCATTTAAGGTTATTTTATCTAGTGCCCAAAGTCCATATCCGAGGCAATCGCTAACGTGGGTTAGAAGTTTATTGTCGCCTTTTTGATCTAGTTTATTGTCTTTCCAGGCTACTTTTTCAAGGTCATTGATAAGCTTCTTGCATTTGGGATCTATCTTGACTCTGTTTGCTGCGAGTAATCTGTTCACATTATTCACCCTATCTATAACAAAAGGGTTTCTAGTGGGCATGATTCTAAAGCCTCTCTCTTTTAAAATATCAAAGTCAGACTTTCCAGATGTTTTTCTATTCTTACCAGTAGAGTCGGGAATTATTGTGCATCCCCTGTATCCCTTTCTTTCAAGCTCATGGGCTAGTTTATAGGTATCTGAGTTTCTTAAGAATACTTCATCGATAACATGCCACTCATCATTGACCTGTTGGAATAGGACACTCGTTGCAGGATCTACGTTGAAGTCAGTGCCACAAAAGACTGTACCTGGTACTCGTTCTAATTGTTCCACGTGGAACTCTCTATTAAATTCATAATAGACTTGACCATCGTCTGAGTCAGTAAATTGGCCGTAAAGGAATCTATTTCTTTCCTTCTCCGGTAGAGACTCAAGCATAGAGATGTATTCAGAATCGATGTTTTCTAGGTTATCAACTGGATTCATTAAAATAGACTGATAATTTTCTGGATCCTTTAAAGGCTCCCCATCAGCAGGATTGAGCTTTTTAACAAACTGCCAATAAGTCCAGTGAGACTTAGCAGGAGGGTTCTGATCATAGTAAGCCTTATTTGCTAGATCATTCTTTTCTGCAAGTCTTGTAAGTAGCATTTGAACAGCAGAGTGAGATAACTGACTGCACTCATTAAAATGAACAGTTGAAAACTCTTTCCCCAAATGCTTCTCTACTCTCTTGGCATCATCCAAACCGCCTATGAAGTATTCAGAGCCATTAGGTGTTCTGATAAAGAAGTCTGATCTGTTCCATTCTACTTTTAAATCAGGAAAGCATACATTAAGAACGGTTGGTAGTGTATCCATCCAGATTGATGTTTTTGCACTGTTGAAAGTTTGTCTTAGAGATATGTGCCTGGATTTCACTTTGCACATTCTGATGATAATTGCCCGAACTATGTTGAAGGTCTTTCCTGATCTTGATCCCCCAAAAAGCATGGTATGTCTTTGAGGGCCTGCCATTAAGGCAGTTGCTTCTTTTTGCTTGGTGGTTTTCTTAAAGCTCTGAATCTGTGCCATCGATATTAATCTGCACTTGTTCTACTATTGATTTGTTTTCAATCTTGTCAGACCACTTAGCAAGGTTCTTAAGGCAGAAAATCATCATGGTATTATTGCCACCAAGTGCCATTTCGATTGCTTTTTGCTGTAACTTTGTCGCAGTCCTCTGCATTTTGAGGTCATGGTATTCAGCAAAAGTAAGGTCATACTCTTCCCTAATGCGCCTAATTATCGTATCTCTTGAGACACCTAAATAGTCAGAAACAAAAGCAAGTGAGACTTTGAATTGAAGCAAGGCGTCTAGCTCTTTCCATTTCGCCTTGTCAAATTCGATTTTAGCCGTCATTTGTTAAACTCGTATTGAAAAGTTGCAGTTATTCTGTTGTAGGAAACGGTCTTGCTTGATGTAATTATGCTATTTTTACCGGTTTTGCCGACTCTGCCGCTTCTAACACATCTCCAATTCTTATTTGAATTTAAAGCAATCATGAAAGGCTTCAAGCTTGTTGTTATTCTTATTCGATCTTCTCGATACAAGTTTGCAATTTCATTCATGAACTTAATACCTATTCCAAATCCTTGAAATTCTGGAACAATTACAATTCTGCCGATTGTCATAATGTCTTTAGCTTGAGGATGCTGGAATCTTGATATTTGCAAAAACCCAACTTTTTTATTATTCAGAACCATTTCATAATAATGACCAGAGCCTATTGATTCATTTAAATAGTGATACTTTTTATAATATTCCCATGCTGCTTTTGTTGTTTTTCTAATATTGAACTGGAGCTTTTCGCTCCTTGCGACTTTCCCGCGATAAATTCCTTTTTGTCGGTATCATACACCCAATCGGGCTGAAGCCACTCTATAACGTCATGATGGCAAGTGACTGCGACCAGCTGTTTTTTTAATTTTCTAAACAACTTTTGAACTGAGTTTGACATTGACTTTGCAACATCTCTATCAACCAATGAAGTGAATTCATCATAAACTATTAAATCTTGCTCCAAAGCCATTCTTGCTAGCTCTACTCTGCTTTTTTCGCCATTTGATAAAACATTGAATGATTTTAGCCAATATGGAACAGAATTAAATCCTACAGAACCTAGAGCATAAGTTATTTGTTCCATGCTAAGAGAATTGTTAAAGTTTTCTATTATTGACTCGTTATCCCAATTAATTTTTGAAAACTCGCCAAAGACATTTTTTGCTATAGAGGTTTTGCCAGATCCAGAATTTCCAACAATTAGTCCAATGTTCCAATTCTCAGGAAGCTTGTAGTTTCCGCTAAATTTTTGAACTATTTCTTTTTCTTCAAGATCATATTGACCCTGTAAAGATTTAACTCTAAATGATTGTTTTGGTTCTGTTTTATAAGAGAACTCGAACTTTAAGTCCACGATCTACCAACTCCGCCATTGTTTGTTGTTGTGTTATTTCATCAATGCAATCAACTTCTAACTTGTATTCAAAAGACAATTCAATCTCTTTGTCTTCATTTTTTTCTGATGCTTCAACAGTAAAATTCTTTAACCCGAGCATATCAATATCAAGCTCAGGCCCTAAGTCTTGTATGTCCAGGTTAATTTGTGACAGATCCAAAGTTGCCCAGGTATCTTTCCCGATGGCATTATCAGCTACAATATGAGCGTATAGTTGAGCTTCATCATCAAATTCTTGATAAGTGACAGGCACCTTTTCCATTCCCAGTTTCTTTGCTGCCATTAATCTTCCATGTCCTGTGACAATGAGATTTGTGCCCCTTTGAACTGTTAATGGTGTTCTGAATCCTTGATACTCAATCAACTTGCAGAGTCTTTCGATTTGCTCTGGCGGGTGATTGTGCATGTTTTTAGGGTGAGGAATTAAGGCATCGACTGATACCAATTCAATAGATTCTGATTTTATTTGCACTTCTGCACTTCCTTGTTTGACCTTCGTCTATTGAAAGTGTCAGTTATTTGGCATCTCTTGTCAAAAAGAAAACCCCCAATTCAGGGGGCTAATCACACAACGACAAGAAGGAATAATTATATTTTAATTTTTTAGATACAGCGTGTCTATTTTTTCAGCACTCTTGTTTTTGTAATAAGTGCAGCATCCTCGGGCCCCTTCTCATGTGCCTTAACCCAAGTAAATCTCTCAATGCAATAATCACCCTCTCTATCTTTGCCCATGCCTTTACATTTTCTCCAGTGTCCCCTAACTTCCCATCGGTGTGAATAGTCCCATGAGATTTTCATGCCATCTAATTTTTTTTGCTTATGCTTACCGCTTCCAATTACAACTATTTTCCTTATTTCTTTTGTTTTATTCTTGGAGCCTGTTTTTATCTTTATCTTTTTATTTGTGCTAATCTGACCTATGTCGGGCTGCTTTAATCTTTGCAAGTATTCTGACTTTATATATTCAAGTGTTGTGGTATAAACTTCTTTTTCATTTCCATATAATCCATTTTTTTTAATTGATGCTATTAAGTCTTTGCTGTGGTCATATATAAAAATTATGTAATCTCTTGGATTAATCTCTTTAACCAAAAAACAAGAAGCCATTAAAACCAGTGACCGTGACTCCCCATTGAGTAATATTTGCGTATCGGTTTTTGTGCACTCAAATGAACAAACACTGAACGGTAGATCAAGATCAACAGAATATGGCACTAAAAATTTTCCCGTGTATTTATCCCCAGGCTTTTGATCAGTTAAGACAAATGGCTTTACATTCATAAAGCACTCTTCGAGACTAACGGTATCTTCTAGCTCTTTTCCATTTTTAGAAACAAAACCCTCTCCCCTGTTTGCACAATCTATCATTGCCTTGAGCATTTTCATGCCTCACCCCTTTCTATGATCTTTTGCAATGCCTTGATGATGTGCTTTTTATCTTCAATCACTTTTTCTAGTTCTTTGATGTGGTCGTAGGCATCTCTTAATCTTTGGTTATCCTCGTTTGCATAACAAAATAAGAGCTTTCTAAGCCCAGCGGATCTGTTGCCATTACCTATCTTGCAGATAGTGTCTCTTTCTTCGTCAGACAATCTGGCTGTGAACATGGTCATCTCAAAACTCCTCTACGTCTAAGTTTTCTTCATCAAGAACAACTGCCTCACCTGTTGCAATATCTCCAAACTGATCATGAAAAAGATTTACCAATAATGATACTGCACCCTCATGCTCTGCCGTCTTTATTGTGCCCGACTCATTAGTAAGATAAGCAGTAATGTTGTCATCATCTCCAGTGAATACAATGTCTAAAATTTTGTTTGTTTTTGGAAAGTATAAAATCATTTCAATCCTCCTATTATCTAACTTCAAAAAGTGCTGCAATTTGCCCAGCCATTGCAGGGTCAACCTGATCCAAAAGCTCATCAAACTCAGCAATGTCTGCACCTAAAATGTTAATTATTTTTAAAACCTCTTCCCTTGCATAAGATCCACCGATCTCAAGTGCATAATTCAAAGCCATTAAAGCTAATTTGATTTCTACATGAGTTCCATAGTCATAAATTGTTTTCATCCTGCCCCCTTTGTTTGTTTAATTAATTATAGCATAGATTGTAATACATTAAAAGCAATACTGTAATACAATAAGGCTATTTAAATGCTTGAAAACACGGGTTTTCTTAATTTAGCGCATCATTATATAGGGGTCAAAGGAAGAAAAAGTTAAAATTTCAGAAAAAGCTTCCCAGCAAATAAGGCTATCTTTCTACTTTAGGAAGTCCGAGCTCAATTCTAATTCTGATGTTATCGGTTAATGTTGATCTGAGCATCTGGATCTGCCCATTGATCTTAAATGTAGGGCCTTTGCCGTATTGAATATCGTGCTGCCTGATTGCCTCATAAGTATGAATGGCAATGTCTAGTTCATGGATTCTTTCACGGGTGATCCGCTCTATCTTTTCTGCATTTGTTTCTTTTTTAAAATGGGGCATAAGTTCCAACATAGGAACATTATCTCCCTTTGGTCTTAGCATTGTCCAAAATAGAATCAAGATTTTCTTTAAAGAGGCTAATAGTCGTATGCCAATGCTCATCTTTTGATGGTATCTTAGCTATATTCAGATTAACAATGTAAGCATCATCAAGCTTTTCAAAGTGCTTAAAAACTGCATCCAGAATACCCTTGCCCCAGTTGTCGCAGTCATTTCTTCTTGATCTCACTTTGCCATCTTTAGTTATAAACTCTCCCCCTGGGACTTCTACAACTATTGAGCAAAGCAAGCAGTGATCATAAGGGCTAAATGCTGTCTCAAACTTGTTCCAAGAAAAGGAAAGCTTTTTTATATGGTTTTCAACTATCTTCTCAAAGGCCTTATATTCTTTTGTCTTATATCTAATCCCACCGGATCTAGATGATCTGTAAATATTGTTAGTGCTTATTGGTTGGGTATTAAAAGAAAGTGTTATTGTATTCATTAAAGGATGCTACCCCAAAAGGGGGTGGGATAACAAGAACCCACTGACACACTTGATTTATAAGTCTTGTTTTTAATCGATAACTTCTTCCGCTAGGTGTTTAATTGCCTCTAGGTGATAAAAAAGTCTTTTAACCTCTTCCCACTCTTCTTGATTAATGGATCTCTCAAGTTGTATAGTGGCATTTTCTGAAATTGATTTTATTCTTCTAAAAAGTATCCTCATCCTTGCATCTGACATGACTCCCCCCTTAGAATTTTTTGAGCCATCCCCCATAAAAAGAGTCGTACTCAAAACCACGTTTTATCATTTCATCGTGGAGCTTATATTTCTCAATGAAGGTGTTAATGCCTATTTGATGCTTTTCTTCGTGATGACCATTACCCTGACCGAAAACACAAAGAGGCCAGACGTTATCCTCAACATCCATAATAGCCATTCTTTTAAAAGCTTTAATATGGTCAGTTACCGTTGCGGTTGAGCCACAAACAACACAGGGTGCCCCCCTATACTTTTCGGAAATTTTTTGGTTTCTTTTCGTCATATCTTACACAAATGCTTCCATGTCACACCCTTGCAACAATTAGCAACGCTTTCTTTTGTTATTGGAAAAAATTTTGCTATTTGGGAATATTTATAGCCGCAACTTGATAAGGTTTTCATTGTTAACACAGACATATCATCAATCTTTTTACCGTAAGCATATTTTCTTAAACCGTTGACTAGGGCATGATTATAATTTTCTGAAGCTGTAACCCATTCAAGATTCTCTATATTGTTATTGGTTTTAATTCCATCTATATGATTAACCTGCTCACCCTCTTCTTTTGTAAAAGCTAAAAGGACAGCTCTGTGCACATACATACCTTTTCTTTTTCCGTTTTTGTTGACCTTAAATGCCAGATATCCGTGCTTTGTCTTATACGGAGATATCGCTTTGCCCATTATTACATATTTCTTTCCATTTGAGCTCACTACAGTTCTAGTAAGTGATTTTATTCTTCCTTTGCATGATACTTGATAAAAACCACTATAGTAGGGTATGTCTTTCCATTCCTCATTTTTCATCAAATTCTCCCAACTCGCTAGACGCTGGTTCATGTCCATTGGCTTCGCACAAGGCTTTGTAAGTCTCAAAAACGTCCTTCTCGCATTGTTTTTCGATAAATGCAGGATGAAAGCTTGCTTTCCCATCAATAATCATAAGTGCCAAGTCTAATGGTTTAATCATCAATCCACCCGCTCATGTTGCAAGTTAAGCATTCATAAAAGGTGCCTAGCTCCTGTGTCTCATCCAAGACAACATTTTCACTCATGCAAGCTGGACAATGAAAGGACTCTTTTGCTTCAATGAGTTTTCTGATCTTTTTCAATCTTGTTCGCAAGGTAAGTGATCGCCCCTGAAAGATTTGGGAGTAATCCAGTTTCCTTGACGTAGAATGTCTTAATCGCATTGGCTGTTTCCTCAGTAATGTAAATGGTAGTGATTTTCTTTTTCATATTTACCCAAAGTTTACCCAAAGTTTAGTTATATGCCCCAGGGTCAAACGGAAAGCCCCAGAGGCATGGAATAGTTTGCGGGCTATTCTTACTCTTAAGGTACAGTATATTATTTAAAGAGTAAATAAGATTATTCCATCGCAGAAAACATTTCATCGATTAATGCTTTGAGCTCAATGATTTTAAGGGTGCAGGGATCCGCCCAGGGATCATCTAGGCTTTGAAAGTATTCAATCAGGCCGTCAGTAATCTGATGAAGGGCATGGTGCTCATCATTGCCGTCCATCTCCATTAGTGCCATGTAGATTCTATATCTGTTGAGGTCCTCAATTACATCTGGGAAGGGTAGGACATTAGATTGATCTCGGATTTTCATCTTTGGCATCCAGTCTAGAAAATGACTTACAATCTTTACACACTAATCGTTGATAGGTTCTGGTCTTGGTGTGATGCCACCCATTTCTATATAAGTTTTCAGATCCGCATGATGCGCATACAAGCTCATCTTTCTCATTCCATTTATCGAAGTTTGGAAGGTTCTTAGCAAAGGGTCTAAGCTTTTCAAATACCTTCTCGAGAAGTCGCACATCTTGCTTGCAGTATCTCTCCATTTTCTTCATGGCTTTTTCATTTCTCTTGTGAACCTCTATCCAAAGCTCCCAGCCACCATTTTCAAGCTTTGTATCATTGACTAGCCATTCCCC